CATTACGAGATGAGTTAGTCGATGGCATAAAACCTTCACAACAAGGATGGCTGTGGCCAGAAAAAGACAACGGTTGCTGGGACGGTCCAAAGGACAACTGGCAGACGTTTAAACCACTGATTCGACAACACTGCAAAAAGTTTGACACGGTTGTACAGGCAGGCGGCGCATGCGGGATGTATCCATTCCTCCTTTCGACGATGTTTGAAGTTGTTTATACTTTTGAACCTTCAGTGACGAGCTTTTACTGTCTCACTCACAACACGCCAAGAGAAAATATTATCAAGATGAACGCAGCACTTGGCCATGCACATGAGATGGTACGTCTTAACATTAGCGATGAAACAAACGTTGGTACTAACACAGTCACGCCTGATCAAATGGGGATTGTGCCGATGTTAATGATTGACGACTTAGACCTTCCTTCGTGTGATTTCATCATGCTTGATACAGAAGGATTTGAGTACAACACGCTCATCGGTGCGCAACAAACAATCGATAAATTTAAACCATTGATATCGCTTGAGCTTGGACAGACCGACGCGATCAAGATGTTTATGGAAGAGATGGGTTATAGTATAATAGCGACTGCTCATGCAGACACATACTGGGCGCCAAAACAATGACAAACTCTTGTGGTAGTTGCAAGCATTTTCAAAAAGTAGGATACTGGGGCTCTCGTGGCGGCGGTGGTCTTTGTCAGTTGTTTGACTGGAGAGCAAAAACAGACAGCGCTGGTAAAGATTGCAAAGGTTATAAGCGAATAAAGATTCACAAGGCGGACATAGCGCAATAGGTAGAGGCAAGAGACTTAAAATCTCTCAAGTCTGGGTTCGAATCCCAGTGTCCGTACCACGCCCTGATAGCTTAAAGGTAAAGCAGTCGACTCATAATCGATCGAGTAAAGGTTCAAGTCCTTTTCAGGGCACCAAATAAAGGATGCTTAGCACAGAGGTAGTGCAACAGCTCGACACGCTGTAGGTCAGTGGTTCGATCCCACTAGCATCCACCAAGGAGTAATTATGAATACAGTTGTACCGCCAGGAGTAAGTGGCCAGCACATAGAGTTCAATCCCCGTACAGTTGATTCGTCAACCATTGCTGCGGAGCTTGCGTTGCTCCAGCTTGGTGATTTTATTCCTCTTGATATTAAGATTGATACCAATCGGTTCAAACAGGAAATTCAATCATTCCAAAGTGAGTGGGTTGATTACTTACCAAGAACGGATAGACCGAACAACAGAAAAAGTCTTGTCCTATCCCAGCTACCAGGTAAGAGTCACAAAGACAATCCCAGCTTTGCTCAAGCGTGCTATGAAGCAAAGCGGAGGCTGAGTGAGAACGACTTTAACCAACGTACCGTTGTGTATGAACAGTGCAAGAGTTTGCACTGTGTGTTGGATGAGTTCCAGCCGATCGGCCGGTCGTTCCTAGTACAGAGTAATATTGGCGGGTATTTCATACCCCATCGAGATCATCCTGAGCTGCCGAGAGAAAGCTTTCGGTTGATCGCATTTTTAAACAACTGTAATCCAATGGAATACGATTGGATTATGGATACAGACACAAAGCTACAGATAGAGATGGGTCGTGTGTACTACGTTAATACACGGAAAGTACACAGAACAATCTCCTGGGTGAATAACAGCATACATATGATCATGAATGTTCCGTTTACACCAGAGCATGTAGCAAAAGTTCTTAATCACTTACAGCACAAACATTGAGCTCTCATAGTATAAAGGCATTACACGTCCTTGGTAAGGATGAAACACAGGATCGTTACCTGTTGAGAGCACCAAATAAATAGTGTATAATTGATGTATTCGCCCCTGTAGCATGAAGGTCGTGCAGTTGCCTTGTAAGCATCAGGTCCGTGTTCGATTCACGGTGGGGGCACCATATTGCGGGCAGGTCAAGTGACCCGGCAGGTCTCATAAGCCTGACTGAGCGTGGAGCGTTACCACGGTCCGCTACCATTGGTACTATAGCCTAGATGGATAGGCACGGGTCTCATAAGCCTGTCAGGAAGGATCGTTACCTTCTAGTACCACCATATTGCGTGCGTAGTTTAATGGTAAAATCAGACGTTGCCAACGTTTAGTTGAGAGTTCGATTCTCTCCGCCCGCACCACATTTGAGGTGTATCATGAAAAAAATGGATCTTAACGAAGTCAAGAACTTCATCCGGGAACAATCACCATCTACAAAGATTTACATCGGTGCCGATTCCGTGAGATTTAAAATGGACGGAAAATGGTACGCCGAGTATACTTTAGCTGTTGTTGTTCACGTTGATGGTTGCCATGGTTGTAAAATCTTTGGTTCGATCGATCACGAGCCTGACTTCGACCAGAAAAAGAACAAGCCAGCGATGCGTCTTATGAACGAAGTTTATAGAGTATCTGAGTTGTTCCAATCACTTGCAGACGTTCTTGAAGACAGATACGTTGAGGTTCACCTTGACATTAACCCTGACGAAAAGTACGGCTCGAGCTGTGTTGTACAACAAGCTATCGGTTATATCAAGGGCACGTGCAACGTTGTTCCTATGGTTAAGCCAAAGGCTTTTGCAGCTTCGTATGCTGCTGACCGGTTGAAGCATGTCCTTGCTGCATGATCTCCGGTGTTGAAAAGTTGGACGTCACTAACCCTGACGTCCAACGCTTTATTATAGAAGCGTGCGCTTCGAGTAAAATTCCCAACAAAGAACACGAACACAATTACACAAAAGAAAACTTCCTCCGACAATTTGCGGAGAATAGGTTTGACATAGGGTTCTTTCTTGTCCGTCACGAAGGCAGACCGCTTGCCTTTTTTGGTCTTTCAAACCACGAGCAAAACTGGATTGTTGCCTCACGTTTAATTCATTTGGAAGACGTGAGGCACAACTTCCTATGGGGTGCTGGTGGTCTCTATATCCTACCGTTTCTCGATCAAGCATACAGCAATAAATATGCTGGTGTTTTTTTCTGCATGAACGGCACGAAAACGATTGCTACGGCATTGTTTCGCCGGCTACGCACCAAGCAACAAAACAATCAACGTCATCCGCTTGATTCATACACTCTTTTGCCGTATACTGTCGTCTATAGAGGAGTGGAGCAGACCGTCCTCTACAAAGCATTTGACGCGTCTGCAGGTGTACCACCTTTGCGTAAACATAAGGATATTGAATGGAATTTATACCAGGAAAAAGTTTGAAAGACTTTCAGCGCGAGATTGAACGGCTGGCGTTTGAGAAGCGTATTGAATTCATGGACGCAGTGTTGCTATACTGCGAGCAAACAGGAATGGAAATTGAAGCGGCGGGCAGTCTAATTAAAAGCAGCGCTAAGATGAAAGCTCGAATACAGGATGAAGCTGAGGCTCTTAATTACTTTCCCAAAACAGCAAAACTACCTTTAGAATGATTACATTTAAAATGGACGGCTTTGAAGCATACAAATTGTACTTGTCTTTGAAGAGTCACTTCACATCAAAGACATACGATTTCTTCAAATACCAAGGGAAGGTTCGTGCAAAGCGAGAAACGTTTGAGTCTCGTAAAGACAAGTACTTCTTTCAGAAACTAGCAAAGCACAAAGACCTAACAAACTTCCTCGTCTCCATTTTTGTATATGGACACAAGGATCTTTGGGTCGGTGATATTGCCCGAAATGAAGAAAGCGATCAGTTGTACCAGAAATGGCAACGTATTCGTCAGTCGCTCACGTACGTGTTTATGAGCGACTTGGAAAAGTTTAATGATAATTTGGTCAGCAGCTTTGTTGTTGAGGAAGGTCAGCACCCTCATGCATTGAAGTTGCTCTTGAGTGATCAAATTCACATTGAAACGTTCATCATTATGAACGACCTGCTGAGGTTTGTGCCTACGTGGAACAAACAAATCGTTGACAAGATTATCTGGCCTGATGTAAGATTGAAATGCAAGAAGTATCATCCGTTCATTGAATACGATCGAGAAAGTTGCAAAAAGATTGTTGTTGACAAGTTCGATCTGAAAATGTAAGATAAATACTATTGTCGTTATGACGATACGTGAACAAGCATATACAAACTATACAAACATACAAGGAAATACACATGACTATTGATTTCAAATCGCTCAAAAAGAGTAGTGGTTCTTCTCTGGCTGGCGTGCAAAGCGCCCTTGAAAAGCTAGCAACTCCCTCAAACAAACCCCAAGACGATGATCGCTTCTGGCGTCCTGAAGTGGACAAAGCTGGTAACGGTTATGCTGTTATTCGTTTCCTCCCTGCTGTTGCGGGCGAGGACGTACCGTTTGTTCGACTGTTTGATCATGCATTTAAGAATGCAGCAACCAACCAGTGGTTTATTGATGGCTGCTTGACTACGGTCAACGAGAAGTGTCCTGTCTGTGAGCATAACAGTGCTCTTTGGGCAACGGAGACAAAAGAGAATCAGGCTCTTGTCCGTAACCAAAAGCGCAAGCTGTCGTTCATTAGCAACATCTACGTCGTCAAGGATCCTGCACATCCTGAGAATGAAGGTAAGGTGATGTTGTTCAAGTTTGGTAAGAAGATCTTTGATAAACTGAACGCAGCGATGAATCCAGAATTTGAAGATGAGAATCCTCTCAACCCGTTCGATCTATGGTCGGGTGCTAACTTCAAGTTGAAGATTCGTAAGGTCGAAGGCTATCAGAACTATGATAAGTCTGAGTTTGAGGACCCAAGTGCGTTGTTTGAAGATGATGACCGTCTCGAGTCTATCTGGAAGTCGGAGTATCCTCTGCAACCGTTCCTCAACCGTGACAACTTCAAGTCTTATGATGACTTGAAGGGTCGTCTATCTCGTGTTCTCGGTCTCGAGGGCAGAGCAGCAGCACCGCAATCTAAACCAGCAGCAAGTGCTTGGGAAGAAGACGAAGCTCCTGTTCCACGTGCTGCAAAAGCAGCGGCGCCTGCTAAAGAGACTGCACCATGGGATGAGGCTGAAGATGATGATCTGGCAATGTTCCAGCGACTTGCGAATGGTTGATCAACCAATCTGAGCTGGTCTTTCGACACGAGGCTGCGCCACTTGTACTGGCGCAGCTTTTTTTTCGTCTTGTACCGCGACAACGACCGTTGAAGGTCCGCTAAAGGATGTTCCTTTTGCGTACATTGCAGGTGTAATGCTGTAGTTACCAATGTCGGCGCCGGAAGAAGCGGCCGCAAGATTGACGTACTTACTTGCTTTTTCGAGCTGATGGCGCATTGTTGAGTCCGCGACATCGAATTGTCGTGCATCTTTACCAAGACCAGCTACACTATGTAACACGTAACGCAGAGCGCTATTCACGTCTGTAAAAGCATTCAAGTCTTTGAGTGCTTTATCTTTACCACCTCGTGTCATAAACATATATCCAGCTAGTGCCGCAGCTGCTGTATC